TATAGGGAATGCCCCCCTTATAAATCTAAGTCCCCCTTGTAAAAAAATTTTTTTCATGTATAAATCGCAAATACGGGTAACTCCTGCGACAATTTGATGACATTACATATAAAACCTGAAATAGGAGTAGAGATCACAGAAGCGGATTCCTACATAGACCTGAAAGACAGGGCAGAGGCAGCAGGGCACACCACAGAACAGTTGGTAGAACATGGACTGGAGGTGCAGACCACCCAAGAAGATCAGGATAACGCAGCTAAGTTAGTAGCCGCTTACGCAGAGAATCCTGAGAATGTCTCTAAGAAAGTTACTAACAAACGGGCAGCAAGCCTGACCCCGGCATCGTTAGTGCTTACTGATGCCATATTAAAAGAGTTTGGACAGTCTGTTGTCGAGAACTCCCTACATATACGGCACCTAGTAACGAATAAACTGTTACTGGAGTCTGAAAACCCCGATGCTCGTATACGGATGAGAGCATTAGAGTTGCTAGGGAAGATATCAGACGTAGGACTGTTTGCTGAAAAATCAGAAGTTACGATTACCCACCAATCTACGGATGACTTGAGGGCGAGACTAAAAGGGAAACTGGAGAAGCTGATAGAAGGTGAGGTAGTCGAGGATGCCGTAGCGATAGATCTCGATGAAGAGCTAGGGCCAGCAGAGGAAGAAGACTATGACGATGAAAAAAAATGACGGTTAATCCTGCATTTAATATGCCACAGGTATCTTGGGAGCACGTAGCAACCCAGAAACAGGAACGTCTACGCACAGGTGGAGAAGGTGAAACCCTCAAACAGATGGTAGATATTGTGCTACCTGTGTTATATGACGGGGCTGGCGGCACAACAAGAGTGCAATATGACCGCCCACAGAAAATAGACTTGTTTGTATGAGTAAATGACAGAAGCCCCACTGGAGTTTTCTGAGGAAGATATCCAACATATGTTGGAGAATCTTGATTCGTTTTCTTCCGATGAAGTTGCTGAGATAGATCGTATTGTCGATGAGTTGGCAGTGCGTGAACAAAACGAGTTGGCGTTTGAAGATCTGATTGAGTTCTGCAAACGTATGCAGCCTGATTATATAGTCGGCAAGCACCATCGCATACTGGCAGGGATGCTTATGTCGATTGAGCGTGGGGATAAAGATAGGATCTGTGTCAACATCCCACCGCGTCACGGTAAATCCCAGTTAGTCTCTATCTACTTCCCCGCATGGTTCCTTGGGCGCAACCCGAATAAGAAGGTAATGATGGTGTCACACACCACTGACCTCGCGGTAGACTTTGGTCGGAAGGTGCGTAACCTGATATCGACAGACGAGTACAGCAGTATATTCCCCACTGTTTCCCTAGCGGCTGATTCCAAGTCAGCAGGGCGGTGGAACACGAGCATGGGTGGTGAGTATTACGCCTGTGGTATAGGATCGTCTATCGCTGGTCGAGGCGCAGATCTGTTGTTGGTGGATGACCCGCACTCAGAGCAGGACGTGATTAACGGTAACTTTGAGGTCTTTGAGAAAGCCTACGAGTGGTTTACCTTTGGAGCGCGTACTCGTCTGATGCCCGGAGGTCGGGTAGCGATTATTCAGACAAGATGGCACATGGACGACCTGACGGGTAGGGTGACAAAGGACATGGTGCAGAATGATCGTTCTGACCAGTATGAGGTTGTGGAGTTCCCGGCTATCCTTGATACGGCTAATAAGAAAGGCAAACCTGTACAGAAACCTCTCTGGCCTGAGTTCTTTGATTTGGAAGCATTGCTACGGACAAAAGCTTCTATGCCAGCATTCCAATGGAACGCTCAGTATCAGCAGGAACCGACAGCAGAAGAAGCGGCACTGGTCAAACGTGAGTGGTGGCAGTCTTGGGATAAGGAGTCCCCACCCGCATGTGAGTATATTATCATGTCGCTGGATGCCGCAGCGGAAACCCATAATCGCGCTGACTACACTGCGCTGACCACATGGGGGGTGTTCTTTAATGAAGATATTAATGCGTACCACATTATATTGTTGAACAGTATCAAGAAGCGGTTGGAGTTCCCTGAACTGAAAGATCTTGCGATGGAGCAGTATAGCGAGTGGGAACCAGACTCGTTTATCGTAGAGAAGAA